CGGTGGTGGATGCGGCGCGGCGGGCGGCGGCGCTTGATCCGCAGGCGATCTGCCGGGCCTGCCCGCGCGAGGACTGCGCCGGCTGCCGGGTGGCGGAGATTTGATGGGGCGAACCCAAAGGAGAGTCGAAATGGTTGAAGCGCTGGAAAAGGCCGATTTTTTCTGCACGCTGTACGCCATCCGCTCGGGCCGCGCGGGCGCGCGCGGTCTAGCGGCGGCGCTGTACCGAGAGATTGGCGAGGAGATTGAGCGCCAGCGCCGCCTGGGCGGCGAGCCGCTGGCTGCGATGCAGCGCCGCGCGGTCGGCATCGCCGAACGGCTGGCCATGGAGCATCTGCACGTCGAGGTCGGCCAGGTCGGCCTGGAGCGACTCCGCCAGAACGCGCAGGATGCGCTCGAAGCGCTGGCGTTCGCCGTGGTCGAGTTTCTGTGCGGTGTCGAGTATGCCGAAGATCAGATCGATGCGCGCTTCGATACCGACGAGGCGCTGGTCGAGGTCGAGCAGCCATGAGCACAGCCGCCTGTGCAGTTCGTCGAACTGGTCCTGGGCGTGGTTCGCCGCACGGAGCACATCTCCAAGCGTCGCCGGCGTTTTGGGCGGGCGACGAAAGAAGAACCGGCGCTTGAGGAATAGCAGCACGTCAAACACGAGGGCAGTTTAGCCCGCTGGCCGGCGGGCGGACCTTGGAGTAAAAAAAATGGCAAAGACGGAGAAAGCAATTCAGGTTCAGGCGCAGGCGTCTGAGGCGGCGGCGGGCAAGCCGGCGGCGTGGATCGAGGTGCACGGCTCGGATGAGCGGCTGGAGGCGGTGGCGCCGAAGCTGGTGCAGGCGGCGATGCGGGCCATGGGGCTGGTCAAGCGCATCGATGAGCTGGATGAGGAGCTCAAGGGCCTGAAGGCCGAGTTGGCCGAGGGCGTGGGCGCCGGCCGCAGCCTGGTGGTGCCGGGGGTGTGCCGCGTCAGCGTGGCCAAGACCACGAGCGTGGGCATCAAGGATGCGGACAAGCTGCGCGAGCTGCTGGGCGAGCGCTTCGGCGACCTGGTGAGCGAGTCGGTGAGCTACAAGCCGAGTGAGGCGCTCATTGAGATGAGCGCCGACGGCGACGATCCGATGGCGCCGGCTTACCGGGCGCTGCTGACGGTGCGCTCTGGCACGACAGTGCGCATCATGGCGGAGAAGTGACATGGCGGCGCTGGCGATCGACCTGATCGAGGATGGGGGAGACGCCGCGCTGGCCGCGCCGCCGGTGCGGGCGATCGACACCGAGCTGCCGGCGCGGATTGCGCGCGGCGGCGGCACGGTGTGGGAGGCGCGGCAGGTGGCTGGCCTGATGGCGTGGATGGAGCGCTACGAAAGCGCGCTGCGGCACATCGCGGTGCACGGCACGGGCGAGGCGGCCATGGTGGCGGCCCGCGCGCTGGTGGGCGACTGGGCAGGCGAAGACGGCGTGGTGTCTGCGTGATCCAGCCCATGCCCATGCGCCATGGGCGCGTGGGCATGCACGGGATCGACGCGATGGAGGATGTATCGTGGATGCCAAGACGCGCAGGAGAGTGCTGTTGGGCGTGGCGCACAAGGCAGCGGCGCAGCTGGGGATGGATGAGGAGACGCGCCGGGCGGCGCAGATGGCGTTTGCTGGCAAGGCCAGTCTGCGCGACTTCAGTGACGCGCAGTTGGTGGGCTGGTGCTGGGAGTTGAAGCGCCGGGGCGCCGACATCGGCATCCCCGCCCCGCCGCCACGGGGGGGCGCGGGCTGGGGCCGTCCCACCGAGCAGCAGCTGGCCGAGATCGAGCGGCTTGCCCTGGCCATGGGCTGGAGCGGGCTTGACGATGGCGCCTTGCGCGGCTTTGTGCGGCGCACATGCGAGGTGGAGGATGTGCGCTTCATCACCCGCGGGCAGGCCACGGCGGTTATTAGCGGGCTGCGGCGCTGGCTGGCGCAGCGCCAGCGCCACGCCGGGCAGCGTGAAGTGAGCCGGGGGTGGGCATGAGGTTGCGCTGCCCTGTGTGCCACGCCGAGGCGGCGCTGGAGGCGTGGGCCGAAGATGAGGCCGCGCGCGAGCTGATGGCGCTGTTGTCCACACTGGATGCGACACTTGGCCGCCCGCTGGTGGCGTATCTGGGGCTGTTTCGATCCGGCAGCCGCGCGCTGAGCTGGGAGCGGGCGCTGCGGCTGGCGCGCGAGGTGCTGGCGCTGGAGGCTGAGCCGCTGCGGCTGGCCGCGGCGCTGTCGCAAACGGTGGAGCAGCTGCGCGCCAAGCGCGATGGAGGCGACATTCGGCCGCTGTCCGGGCACGGGTACCTGAAAAAGGTGCTGGAGGGCACGCCGGCGGTGGCGGCGGTGGAGGTGCTGGGGCGGGGCGAGCCGGCGCGGCTGGCGCCGCAGCCGGTGGCGCGGCCGTCGGCTACGGTGGATGGCGTCATGCGGCTGGAGGCGCTCAAGCGCCGGGCGCTGGCGGCAGAAGACGGAGAAAGCGATGGCTGAGGCGGTGCCGGGCTGGCTGGTGGCCGAAGTCTCCGATGGGCTGAAACGCCTGGTGGTGCTGCGGCTGGAAGGCTGCCCGCCGGCGGATGCGGTGGAAGCGGTGGCGCTGGCCTGGGCCGAGGCGCTGCTGGTGTGCGGGCGCTGGGAGCGGCAGACCGATGCGCCGCGCATCCGGCAGGCGTTTCGGTCGCTGGCCGCGCACGCCACGCGCTGGCCGGCGCCCGCGCAGCTGTGGGAGCATCTGCCACCGCGCCCCGAGCCGCCGCGGCTCAATCCGCCGCCGCCGACGCCGCAGGAGCGCGCGCGCATCCGCGCGATGCTGCAACAAGCGCGTCAAAAACTTGTATCATAATAAGGATTTGCGCGACATCTGCACTGTGCGGGTGGCGCGCAAATCCCTACCGGAGGGCACCTGACGCGCTGTGGCCGAAGCGCTTTGGAGGTGCGACATGGCAAGTATTCACGCCGCGCGGCTAGAGCGCTCGCCGCGCTTGCAGCGGGTGCTGGAGCTGCTCTCTGACGGGCGTTGGTACTCCACGCTCGACATCGTGGTGGGCGCTGGCGTGTGCGCCGTCAACTCTTGCGCGGCGGAGTTGCGCGCCAACGGGATTCCGGTGGCCTGCCGCCGGGTTGGGCGCGAGCGCTTCGAGTACCGGATCGGATCGAGCGATGGCCGCGCATGATCTGGAGCGCCTGATCGGGCGCGAGGCGCTCGTGACGCTGGCGCAGGTGGCCGGCGGCCTGGATCTGTATATCCCGGCCAAGGTGCCGATGGACGGGCCGTTGCTGGATCTACCGCTGGCGGCGCAGGAGGCGCTGGCGCGTTACGCCGGCGGCACGCGGCTGTACATTCCCATGCTCTGCGGCGAACTGCGGCGCATCCGCGATGCGCAGATCCGGGCCGCCTGCGATCGCGGCGAGCGGGTGCAGGACATCGCGCGGCGTTTTCGGCTCTCCGAGCGGCGGGTGTGGGCGATCCTGGGGTCGCCGGAGCCGCAGGATGAGGCGCAGGCGAGCCTGTTTTGAGCGGATTGCAGGCGACGAGGCGCGGCGTCAGCGGCCTTGCGTAGCCCGCTCCAGCGCCTCGGTGATGGTCTCCAGCACGGCCTCCTTGTCCTCGCTGGACAGGCCGACGAAGGGACGCGCCGGGATGTCGCCCCATGGGATGGGCGCGCCGCGGCGGGTCTTGCCGTGCGCGCCGCGCTTGGCGCCGAAGTGCAGCGTGGCGGCCTGCACGGCGTTGCTGCCGGCCTCGACATAATCGCGCCCGGCCTGGTAGGCGAACTGGCTGGCCATCATGCCGGAGTCCACCAGGGGGCGGGTGCCCTTCTTGCGTGCCAGCGTCACGGGCGAGTTGGGCGCGAAGGGCCGGCCCTCCACGTCGCGGCTGTCGCGCAGCCGCGCGCGCATGCCCTCCACCAGCACCTGGCCGATGTCGTGCATGACGGGGGTGAGGTCCGAGACGCGGCGCTGGAGGTTTTCGAGCGCCTGCCGCACTTCGCGGTCGTCGATGTCGATGCGGATCATGGGCTATACTGCACGCAAGGGTTGGCGGCAAAGTCTCCCGGCAGTAGCTGAAGGTGCGCCGGACACCGAAGGTTGGTGGGGAATTTCACCCACCGGGGTCGCAAGGCCCTCGTGGCGGTCAGGGGAGCCCGCCACGCCAGCCCCGCGAGGTCGATCCGGCGAGTCCTCATTGGTGTGCTATATTGATGCCAAGGTGTTGCGGCAAAGTCTCCCGCCATCTGGTGAGGGCAGGCCTGGGGCCCAAAGGTTCTGTCGGCGGTCAGGGGAGCCCGTCGCGCAACACCCACGAGGCAGCCCAGGCGCTGCCTCATTTTCTTCGTTCCCCGCGCAACACTCTGGACACCTCAGCGTCCCGCGCCGCGGCATCGCGGGACAAGCGCCTGAAACTGGTGATCCATAGCGCGTCACCGCTTCGCGTCGCCTTGACCACCAGCACGTGACCGCCGGTTTCGGCGGATGCCTCCTCGATCACGTACACCAGGCTTTGGGTTCCAGTCTTTCGGCCTTGGGCGTCTACATTGTCTTGTATCGCCTTGGCCGTCGCCCCATCAATGACGCGCTGCGCCTGGGCGTATTCCTGCGGCGTGATTTCGGGATGCACGGCGCGCTGTTTGGCGGCGGTCTGTTCGCTCATCTGCGCCACCCGCACCCCCTCGCGCGCGCCCAGCGCTTGCGCGTCGGCATCGGGCAGTCGAGCCAGCGGCCACGATCCCGACGGGGCGGCATACCAGGCGGCGAAGGCTTCGGTCTTGAGCCACTCCTGGATCAGCGCCACCGACGGGGCCGCCGGCAGCCGGTCGAGCTTGGGCGTCAGCGCCCGCACCCGCTCCACCACGCTGCCGCCGGGCATATAGCCGAACCCCTTGTCAACCCCCACCGGCGCGCCGGTCTTGGGGTCGGTCTGCCCGGCCCACGAGGGCAGCGGCTTGTCCCAGTCGCCGCCCAGGCGGCGCGCCTGCGCGGGGCCGCGCACGCCAAGCACCCGACAGCGGCAACCCCAGCCGTTGGGCGGATAGTGCGTCTGCCAGAAGGGGTCGTCCTTGGGGCGCACGATGCCGTTCAGCGCCACGTGATGCGGGCGCGGGCGCTGCACGAAGTCCGAGTGCTTGTACATCCAGTGGGTGTAGCCGCCGTCTTCGAGCTGGGCGCGGCGGCCGGCGGCGTAGCTGGTGAGCAGGTTGGTCTCGTAGATGACGCGCGTGCGCCAGGCCAGGCCGCGGCCGCCCTGGGGCCGGTCGGCGGTGCGGTCGTCGCCGGTAAAGCCCGCCCAGCCGTGGCGCTGGATGATCTCCAGGAAGCGGCGGCGGAACTGCTGGATCGTCTCGCCGTTGCTGATCGCCTTGTCCACCGCCTCGGCCAGGTCGGCCAGCAGATCGGCCTTGGCCGCACCGGCGACCATGAAGCCGACATCGTGCTCGGCGTGCATGAGGTCGTCCCACTTGGCGGTGGGCACGAGCCGCCCGAGCTTGCCCCGGAAGAAGGCGATCTGCTCGGCAAACGGCAGCTTCAGCGCTGCCGCCACCTCAGGTGCGCGTGCGGCGGCGGGCATGGTCGCGCTCCCAGTCGTCGCGGCAGTCGGCGTCGCACCAGCGCAGCGGGGCCTTGAGCGGCTCGCCGCACCAGTAGCACTGGCCGCACCAGGGCAGGATGGGCGCAGTGGGCTTGTGGCGGCGCAGCGCCTCTTCGCGCTCCAGGCGCGCTTGCGTGATGTCAGCGTCGTCCGCCACTTTCCGTCTCCACGTCATAGCGCCCGGCCAGATGCGCGGCGGCAAAGCCGAGCGCCATCACTTCTGCGAGCTGGTCGCTGGGTAGGTCGCCGTAGGCGGCCAGCAGCGCATCGCGCAGGGCCTCGAGGCTTTCGGCCTCATCGACCAGGCGGCGCACGGCGTCGAGGATCTCGCCCCAGGCGGGCGCGGCCTCGATGTCCATGCGCTCGACCATGGCGGTGACGGGCGTGGGGTCGTCGGCTGCGTCGCGCCAGCCGTCCGGCGTGCTCGCATTGCATGCGACAAGCTGCGCGGCATTGGCTTCGGTGCCGGGCGCAGGAGGCTGGGCGGCGCCGCCCAGCACGGGCTCGTCATCGGCCGGGTCGGGGATGCCCAGGCGCTGGCGCACCCAGCGCTCGGGGATGCGCACGCCGGCGGCCGCCAGCGCCGGGATGGCCTGGGCGTAGGTGGCGATGTCGTCGGGCTCGCTGGTATCGAACACCAGGCGCGGGCAGCGGTCTGGCGGGACGCCGAAGTTCAGCACGGCAAAGGGCGCGATGAGGTCGCGCGTCAGCGTGGCGGCCACCTGACGCGCGTCGGCGTCGCGGATGTCCTCGCGCACGCGCTCGTGCATGTCGGCCACGCCGGAGCCCAGGCCGGTGCTCTTGGCCTGGGTGGAGAGCGTCTGCCCGAGGATGGCGCGCGCGATTGCCTCGTCCGCCCAGCGCACCATGGCCAAGTGCGGGCTGTCGCTGCCGCTGGATGCCACGCGCTGGATTTCGAGCTGCATTTCCAGCGGCATGATGGCGCGCGCATCGTGGGCGAGGCTGGCCACCGCCTGGAGCAGGCGGCTTTTGTCCTCTTCGGTGGCTTCGCGGCCGTATTTGCCGATGACGAAGGGCAGGCCGAAGGTCTCCAGGAACTCGGCGAAGTCGCCGATGGCATAGGCCTTGTAGACGAACGGCCAGACGATGGCGCGGTAGATGCCGCCGCGCGCCACATAGCCTGCGCGCGGCATGCGCGGCTGGTGCAGGATCCACGTGTAGGGGCGCAGCGGCTCCGATCCGGCGTCGGTGGCAAGCTCGATGCTGCGGCGATCCTCGGAGATGGCAAACCAGTCGTGCGGCCGGGCGTGCAGCTGCGGCAGCCACAGGCCGTCGCCCCTTTCCCACACGATCTCGATGGCGGAAAACCCATGCCCCACGGCGTCCGTCAGCGCCACGATGGCGTCCTCGATGGCGTCGCTCATGCCGTCGAGCCACCCGGCGATGGCCTCGGCGGCGCGTTTTTCTGCCGTCGAGGCGTCCTTCGGCGGCTCGATCTTGCGCGGCAGGCGCGCGATGGCGAGCGCGCGCTGCTGCATGGCGGCGGCGATCATGGCGTCGCGGTCTTGCATGTCGGCAAAGAGCCGCGATTGGGCGCAGAGGTCGCCCGCGTCGGCCTCGCGCAGCATGGCGGCCACGGTGGCGGGTTTGAGGCCCGAGAGGGCCGACTCGTGCCAGGGCCGGGCGTAGCGGGCCACGCGCGCGGTCTGCGGCTCGCGCAGGGCCGCGGGCCGGATGGTCTCGGTCATGCGAATACCTCCCCGCGCCCGCTGCCAAGGGGCGCGTCATCGAAGTCCGGTTTGGCTGGACGGCGCGGCAGCGGCACGAAGCCGTCATAGGCCGGGGCGGCATCGAGGCTGGCCGAGACCGCCAGCGCCAGCGCCCAGAAGCGGTCGGCGTGGCCTTGCTCGCTGCGCTCGGCCACCAGGCGCGGCGCGCCGGTGGGGCCGGCCACCCGCTGCACGGAATGCAGGTCGGCGCGCAGGGCCGCGTTGCCGGCGGGCAGGCGCAGCCTGCGGTCTTCCATCGCCTCCTTCAAGGCGGTGGCCATGTCGAGCTTGCGCGCCTGGCTGAAAAGCACCCCCTCGACGCGATAGGCGCCGTGCCGCCGCTGCGCTTCCTGCACCGGCATCTCGCCCAGGCCCGTCTGGTCGAGGGCGGCGCGGATGACGCGGTATTGCCGCATCACGCGGTCGAGCTCGGCCAGTTGCGCGGCAAAACTCGTCGCGCGCAATTCGATCAATTCGCGCAGCCAGAGCACGTCGCCGACCTGCTCCAGCACGGCGATGACGGTGAGGTCGCCGCGCGCGGCGAAGTCCATGCCCACGTACACCGGGCCGCCGGTGTACTTGCCGGGGGCGGCGGCATCCTCGCAGCCGTCGATGAGGTCGTAGGGCAGCCAGGCGGTGGCCTCGTCGATGAACTGGCACTCAAACTCCTGCGCCCAGGCTATGGGGTCGCTCATCGCGCGCTTGAGCTCGTCCACGTTGCGCGGCAGGCCGTCGCGCACGGCGTCGTGGATGGTGACCACGTGCCTGGAAAACAGGCTGTCCGGCGCGGTCATGATCTCGTAGAACTTGTCGCCGCGCCCATTGGGCGTCGAGATGACGCGAAGCTTCAAGTCGGGGCGCGAGACCACCGGCAGCAGCGCCGTCCAGATGGCGCGGTTGTCCTGGTGGTGGGCAAATTCGTCGAGGATGAGGTTGTCGCTCATGCCGCGCGCGGTGCTGGGCTTGCTGGCAATGGCCCGGATGTAGCTGCCGCGCGAGCCGATGCGCACCACGTGGGCGAGCTCATCCACATCCAGCGGCTCATCGAGCGCCTCGAAGGCGGCGCCGATGGCGCGCAGGTGGAGCTTGACCCCGTTGTCCATGGCATCCAGCGCCCGGTCGCGCGAGACGGAGAGGATCGTCCAGCGCGACACACGCCCGGCGGCCTCGGCCTCGAGCACGTCGAGCACCGCCTCCAAGGTGGTCGTGAAGGTCTTGCCCGTCTGGCGGCTCCACATGCCCGCCTTGAAGCGTGCATCGTCGGCCAGATAGCGGCGCTGGTAGGGGTAGAGGATGGGGCGGTTATCCGCCATACAACCCCTCCCGCACGGCCTTGAGCGTCTCGGCGTCGAGCGTGCGGCCGGCGCGCCCGGCCTCGCGCTCGATGGCGTCCAGTTTCGTCTTCACTTCTTCCGCCCACTTCTTCTGCCCGATGCTGGCGCGGCTGGCCTCGGCCACGGCGCGGGCGGCTTGCGACAGGAGCTTGACCTGCTCGGCCGGGTCGGCGTCTTCGGCCTCGCGCACCTTGAGCATGGCCTCGAACAGGCTCGACTGCACCAGGCGGATCACCGCGGCGGAGTGCTCGTCGGCGGCGTCCGGCGCGGCTTCGGCGATGAGCCGGGCGGCTTCGGCGCTGGCCTTGATGGCGCTCATGGTGCGCTGGATGCGCTGATCCGCGCGCCAGATGGCCGAGTGCGACAGCTCATAGCCTTGCGCCTTGAGCGCTTCGGACAGCGCCACGTAGCCGGGGTGGCTGCGGTCGGCCAGGGTCTTTTCCAGCCAGGCGCGCACCTCGGGCGGCAGGGCATCGACCTTGCTGCGGCGGGCCATGTCACCACCTCGGCGGGCGGGCGATGCCGGCGGGGGCGTCCGCGCGGTATTCGTACACGTCCATCCCGTGCGCGGTGAGTTCGGCGGACCACACGGGGCCGCGCTCGTCGATGGTGACCAGGCCGTGGGCCTTGAGCCAGCCCAGTTCGCGGCGCACGTCGGCGGCGCTGGCGCGCACGGGGATGTCGTGCGCGCAGGCGGCCAGCAGCGTCTCCAGCGCCCCGTAGGGGCGGGCGTGCCACAGGGCGGTCAGCAGCACCCAGCGCAGGGTTTCGCGCTCGGCGCGCTCGATGTCGATGGCCTGGCCGAGCGGATTAGCCATGGCGGGTCTCCTTGACGATCATGAGCAGCATTTCGTGGATGCGGTCGAGCTTGATGGTGATGGCCGACATGTCGCGGATGTGGTCTTCGCGCCGGATGTAGTGCAGCGGGAGTTCCGCGCGCAGGCCCGTGAGCTCGGCGTCGATGCGCCGGATCTCGGCGGCCATGGATTCCAGGCGCTCGAACCGCTGGTCGATCTCGCGCATGAGCCGGTTGGCAAAGCCGCGCGCCATCAGCGCCACCGCGCCCAGCAGCGCGCCGATGGCCCACACCGAGACCTGCCAGCGCATGAGGCCGGAGAGGATGTCACCTTCCATGCGTCACCTCGTCCCACTGGCGGATGGCGTCGATGCGGGCGCGGCATTCGCCGTAGAGGGCGATGGCGTCTGCGGCCCATCCGGCGATGTCGGCCTCTGTCGCGCCGGGATCGGCGGCAGCGGCGGCATCGGTGTGAGCAGGCTCGCCGGCGGGCGCGGGCACGGCACTGGCGTCTGCGATGGCGGCGTTGAGCAGCCCGCGAGCAGGGCCAGACAGGCCGCAGCGGTCAGCGGTCGGCAATCCATACAGGGTCTCCTTGAGGCGGCGTTGGGTGTCGGTGAGGCGGGTTTTCGTCGCCTGCAATGCGTGCACGGCGGCGCGCTCGGCGTCCTGCGCGGCGGCCAGCCGCCGGGCCGCATCCTCGGCGGCTGCCTGTTGCTGAGCGGCGTGGGCGGCCTGAAGGCGGGCGATGTCGGCATCGGCCAGGCGGTCCTTGAGCGCGTAGCCGCCTGCGAAACCGCTGGCCAGGGAGACAGCGGCCACCGCGAGCATGGGCCATGGGGTCACCATATCCAGCGCCCCTGTAGCCAAGCGTCGAGCGTCAGCCGCCACGCCAGCGCGGGCAGCAGCATCCACAGTCCGATCATGGCGCCTCTCCCATGCACTGCCGGTATTCGGCTTCGCGCCGCTTGACCAGCCCTGGCAGCTCGCGGCCGCCGGCGCGCGTCCAGCGCAGGATTTCCTTGCATGCGCCCGCGTAGTCCGGCGGGGTCTGCTTGAGTTTCTTCACCAGCGTGCTGCGGCAAAACGCCGCCGGGCCGATGTTGTAGATCAGCGACTGAAAGGCGGCCGCCTCGTGGGCGGCCAGCGGCACGTCGCCGATGCAGGCGGCGGCCTCGCGCCAGAGGCGGTTGGCATCCTGCGCCAGGCGCAGCACGGCGCGCTCCGGCGTCATGGTGTCGCCGGGCCTGACCGGGCGGCCGTCTTCGTGGGTGGTGGAGCCAAAGCCCACGGTCTGCACGCCCACGCCATCGTCGTAGGCCGTGCGGCGGTAGCCCTCCCAGCCGGCGATGCCGGCCAAGGTGAGCGCCGAGACGGTGATGAGGATGGCAGGCGTGCGCTGCATGGCGCAATCGTCCGCCAAAGCCGGCGCCGATGACAGTCTGAAGCCTGTCAGCGTTGGCGCTGGTGGCGCAGACGCGCAGACTGGCGGCCATGCAGACCCCACGCACATCACCCGCGCACCCCGCCGCCGCGCTGTCGGCCGGCGGCGCGCTGATGTCGATTCATGCCTCCAGCCCCTCAGCGGCCGCCGACGCCCCGCCGGAGTGGGTCGAGCTCATTCCGGCGGGGGATTTTTCCGGGCGTGACGGGCGCGGGCCGTACCGGCTCGATGCCGAGGCGGTGCTCAAGGCCTTTGCCGCGGGCGGCATCGACCTGCCCATCGACTACGAGCACCAGAGCCTGGAGGCCGAGGCCAAGGCCGGGCCGGTGCCCGCCGCCGGCTGGATCAAGGAACTCGAGGTGCGCGATGGCGCGCTGTGGGCTCGTGTGCAGTGGACGTCGCGCGCCGCCGAGCTGATCGCCGCGCGCGAGTACCGCTTCCTCTCCCCGGTCTTCCGCCACGTCCAGGGCCGCGTGGTGGCTCTGGCGGGCGCCGGGCTGGTGCACTACCCGAATCTCGACCTCACTCCGGTTGCCAACCGTCAAGGAGACGCCATGTCCGATCAGATCGATCTTTCGCCCATCGCCGAGGCCCTGGGCGCGCCTGCCGACGCCGATGCCGCGCAGCTCGTGGCCCATGCGGCGAGCCTGCGCCGCCGCGCAGACTCCCCCGATCCCGCCGAGTGGGTGCCGATGAGCCAGCACAAGGCCGTGGCCGATGAGCTGGCCCGTCTGCAAGCCGAGGTGGCCCGGCAAAAGGCCGAGGCCGCCGTGAGCGAGGTCATGCGCGCCGGCAAGCTCGCCCCGGCGCTCAAAGACTGGGCCATGGGCTACGCCAGCCGCGACCCCGAGGGCTTTGCTGCCTGGGCTGCTGCGGCGCCGGTCATCGTCAGCGCCCAGTCCGACGCGCACGCGGCCAAGACGCCCGAGGCGCTGACCGAGGAGGAGCGCTACGTCTGCGCCCAGCTCGGGCTGACCGAGGCCGACTTCATCGCCCACAAGCGCCTTGTCAATAAGGAGTAATCCATGGCCATCATCACCCCCGCCCTGCTGTCCGGCCTGCGCACCGGCTTCTCGAAAGCCTTCCAGGACGCGCTCACCAATACCCCCACCGACTGGGAGAAGGTCGCCACCCGCGTGCCGTCGTCGTCGGCGTCGAACACCTACGGCTGGCTGGGCCAGTTCCCGGCCCTGCGCGAGTGGGTGGGCGACCGCGTGCTCAAGGACATGGCGGCGCAGGCCTACCAGGTCCAGAACAAGCTCTACGAGGGCACGGTCGCCGTCAAACGCACCGACATCGAGGACGACAACGTCGGCGTCTACACGCCGCTGTTTTCTGAGATGGGCCGCGCTGCCAAGGCCCACGCCGACCAGCTGGTCTTTGCCCTGCTGGCCGCCGGCGAGACCACGACCTGCTACGACGGGCAGAACTTCTTCGACACCGACCACCCGGTCTACCCGAACGTGGACGGCACCGGCACGGCGACCCTGGTCTCCAACTACAACAACGGCGGCGCCTCGCCCGGCCCGGCCTGGTATCTGCTGGACACCAGCCGCGCGCTCAAGCCGCTCATCTTCCAGGAGCGCACCACGCCGGAGCTGGAGGCTCTGACCAGCACGCAGGATGAGATGGTGTTCATGTCGGACGCCTACCGCTACGGCATCCGCTACCGCTGCAACGCCGGCTTCGGCTTCTGGCAGCTGGCCTACAAGAGCAAGGCCCCGCTGGATGCGAGCAACTTCAACGCCGCGCTCAAGGCCATGATGGAGGTCAAGGCCGACGGCGGCCGCCCGCTCGGCATCAAGCCCACCACGCTGGTGGTGCCGCCCGCGCTGCGCGCCGATGCCATGGCGCTGATCGAGGCGCAACTGACCACGGGCGGCGCGAGCAACCCCAACTACAAGGCGGTCGAGGTGATCGTCTCGCCGTGGCTGGCCTGATGTGAGGTGATGCCGTGATCCGCCTCATCGTCCGCACCCGGCCCGCCCACGGCGACGCGCGGCGCTACCGCGCGGGGCTTGGCCCCTTCGGGCGCGAGCCGCTCGAAGTGGAGGTCACGCCCGCGCAGGCCGAGGCGCTGCGCGCCGACCCGGCGCTGCTGGTGGCCGAGGCGGACGGGGCGGCCGATGCGGGCGCGCCCGCCGCAAAACCCGCGCCGCCGCCCGCTGCTGCACGCACCCGGCGCAAAAACGGCGCTGAGGCCTCGAGCGGCTGAGGTGGCTATGGTGGTATCACCCATCCCCAAAAAATCGCTCCACGGGCCTAAAAACCCGTTTGACGGGGTTAGATGGAGGCTGGCCGGATGAGCTATGCCGCGCTCACTGATCTCGCCCAGGCCATGCCGCCGGATGTGCTCACCCGGCTGGCGAGCGATGACCCGATGGCGACCGCCCCCGATGCCGCCATCGTCGATGCTGCGCTGGCGCACGCCGATGCACGCATCGATGCGGCGCTGGCTTCGGCTGGTGCGACGCTGCCCGACCCGCCGCCGGCGGTGATCCGGCATCTTGCGGTGCAGCTGGCGCGCGGCTGGCTCTACGCGCGCCGCCCCGAGGGCATGGATTATCCGGAGGCGATCCGGCGCGAGATGGAGGCGGCGCAGAAGATGCTGGATGCCATCGCTGCCGGGCGGCTACGCATCGGCGCCGCGGGCCACCCGTCGGGCACGCTGGAGGTGGTGCCCGGCAGCCGCGCGCGTGACTGGGGGATGCTCGCATGATCGACACCCGCGCCGTGCTCAAGGACGTGGCCGATCGGCTGCGCGCCGCCATCCCCGAGGTGGAGGTGGCGCTCACGCCGGAGCGGCCGCAAGCCTGGCGGCTCAATCACCCGCGCGCGGCGCTGCTGGTGGCCTACGGCGGCAGCCGCTACGGCCAGCCGCGCGATGCCGACCTGGCGGTGCAGGAGCGCGTCTTGCGCGTGCACGTCTATGTGGTGGCGCGCGCGCTGCACGACGCCTACGGCGCGGTGCCGCTGGTGGATGCCGCGGCGGACGCCTTGCTCGGATTGCGCGCGACGAACTGCGGACGCATGCGGCTCGTCTCCGACCGCTTCGTGAGCGAGGAGGCGGGCATCTGGACGTATGAGCTCGTCTTCGAGGCCGAGACGCTGGCCATCGAGGATCGCGATCTATCCGCCGTGCCGCGTCTGGCGCGCGTGACGGCCGACTATGGCCCTGAACAGGAGACCCTGCCATGAAAACCTATCTCTACAACGGCCCGATGAGCGCCGCCACCCTGCCCGACGGGCGCGACGTGGTGCTCTATCCGGGTCAGACCGTCGAGCTGCCCGAAGACAACGCCTGGGTGCAGACCCTGGCGGCGCTGGGGCACCTGACCGAGCAGGCCGCGCCCGCTCGCCCGGCGCGCGCCGCCAAGGACAAGGAGGCGGCATGAGCCCGGATTTCGTCTCGCGCCAGCGCGCCATCCGCCGCGCCATGCTGGGCGAGCTGTACGCCGCGCGCGCCGAGGGCCGCATCGTCTATGCGCGCGACCTGACGGCCCAGGCCGGGCAAGCGGAAGCCGAGGCGCGCTTCGCGCTCGACTATCTGATCGAGGCGGGCTGCGCCGCCTACCGCGGCACCGCCGTGCACATCACCGCGCGCGGCATCGATCGCTTTGAACAAGGAGACTGACCATGCCAGCCAATTTTTTGCACGGCGTCGAGACCATCGAGGTTCTCAAAGGCCCGCGCCCCATCCGCCAGGTCAAAACGGCCGTGGTCGGCCTGATCGGCACCGCGCCGACCGGTGCGGTCAATGAGCCGACCATCGTGCTCTCCGAGCGCGACGCCGCCGCCTTCGGCGATGTGGCCGTGAGTCGCGACTTCACCATCCCCGCCGCGCTGGACGCCATCTTCGATCAGGGCGCGGGCACCGTGATCGTGGTCAATGTGCTCGACCCGGCCACGCACAAGAGCGCCGTCACCGCCGAGGCGGTGACGCTCTCCACCGTGACCGACAGCGCCAAGCTCGCCCACCCCTACGTGTCGTCGGTGGTGGTGAAGAACAGCGCCGGCACGACCACCTACGTGCTCGATACCGACTACACGCTGGACGCCGCCACCGGCACCATCACGCGCAAGCCGGGCGGCGCGATTGCCTCTGGCGCCGCGCTCAAGGTGGACTATCAATACCTGAACCCGGCGCTGGTGACCGCCTCCGACATCATCGGCACGGTGAACGCCGCAGGCAGCCGCACCGGCCTCAAGGCGCTGGACGACACCTACAACCGCTTCGGCTTCAACGCCAAGCTGCTCATCGCCCCGGTCTATGGCACGCTCGCAAGCGTCTCCGCCGAGCTCATCAGCATGGCGCACAAGCTGCGCGCCATGGCCCTCCTCGACGCGCCCATCGGCGTGACGGTGCAGCAGGCGGTCGAAGGCCGGGGGCCTGCGGGCAGCATCAACTTCAACACCAGCTCCGAGCGCGCCATCCTGTGCTATCCGCACCTCAAGGTGTTCGATCAGGCCACGGGAGCGGAGCGGCTGGAGGGCATGGCCGCGCGCCTGGCCGGCGTGATCTGCCGCAAGGACATGGAAAACGGCTACTGGTGGAGCCCGTCGAACACCGAGATCATGGGCATCACCGGCACCGAGCGCCCGATCACCGCGCGCATCAACGACCCGCAGTCCGAGGCCAACCTGCTCAACGAAAACGGCATCGTCACCGTGTTCAACAGCTTCGGCACGGGCTTGCGCGCCTGGGGCAACCGCTCCGCGGCCTGGCCGTCGATGACCCACCCGCGCAACTTCATCAACGTGCGCCGCACCGCCGACGTGCTGCACGAGAGCGTGGAGTACTCGATGCTCCAGTTCATCGACTACCCCATCGACAACGGCCTGATCGACGCCATCAAGGAGAGCGTCAACGGCTTCATCCGCACGCTGATCGCGCGCGGGGCGCTGATCGATGGCAGCTGCACCTACGACCCGGCCAAGAACCCGCCCACCGAGATCGCGCTGGGGCATCTGACCTTCGACATCACCTTCATGCCGCCCACGCCTGCCGAGCGCATCAGCTTCGAGAGCTTCATCGACATCAACCTGCTGCGCGGTCTGGGCAGCCAGCAATGAGGAGCTAGATCATGGCTAACGTACTGATCCACCGCATCACCAACGCCAACGTCTATATGGACGGCTCCAACCTGCTGGGCCGCGCCGAGGAAATCGCGCTGCCGCAGGTCAAGGTCAAGATGGCCGAGCACAAGGCGCTGGGCATGGTCGGCACCATCCGCGCCTTTGCCGGCGTCGAGGCGCTCGAAGGCAAGATCAAGTGGGCGTCGCTCTATGCCGACGTGCTCAAGAAAGCCGCCAACCCGTTCAAGACCGTGCAGCTGCAAGTGCGCGGCTCGCTGGAGGAGTGGAACACGCCCGCCGGGCGCAACGCGGAAAAGCCCGTGGTGGCCGTGATGCAGGTGCTCTTCAAGACCTTCCCGGCCGGCAGTTTCAAGCAGCACGAAAACGTCGAGGTCGAGACCGAGTTCGATGCCTGGTATCTGAAGCTCTCCGCCGAAGGCCAGGACATCCTGGAGATCGATGTGGCGGCCAACATCTACAAGGCGGGCGGTGTCGATATGCTCGCCACCTACCGCGCCAATATCGGGGGCTGACATGCGCCTGGACTGGGAGTGCGTGCGCGCCATCCTGACGGCGCTGGAGGATGTGCCGGAGCAGGACGGCCGGCTCGCGCCGGGCGACGTGCCTGGTTTCGCCTGGCCGGTGGTGTCCTATCACATCGAGGTGCTGGCCGAGGCCGGTCTCATCAAGGCGCAGTGCGTGCGCGCCCTGGGCGCGCCGACGGCGTGTTTCGCCACGCGCCTGACCTTCGCCGGACATGAGCTGCTCGACGCCATGCGCCAGGCCAGCCTGTGGAACCGCGTCAAGGCCCGCATCCGAGATGCCGGGCTGGCCATGAGCGTCGAGGCGGTCAAGACCGCCGCCGCCGCCCTCATCAAGGAGCTGCTCGCATGAAGATCGATCTCAAATATCCCATCGCCCGTCCCGACGGCAGCAAGGTGGCCAGCGTCACCCTGCGCCGCGCCACCGTGGGCGACTTGAAGGCCGCGCAGCGCCAGGCCGACAAGCCCGAGGACCAGGAACTGGCCTTGATCGCCCGTCTCACCGGCCTGGTGCCGGAGGACGTGGAGCTCATCGACCTGGCCGACTACAAGCGCATCCAGGAGTCCTTTCGCGGCCTGCTGGATGCGTGAGGACGACCTGTGGGCGGGCGCGGCCCTGCTGGCAAGGTGGTTTCGCTTTCAGCCCTCGGAGATCGATGCGCTGGAGGCGGGGGATTTTCTGCGCTGGGTGAAGCTGGCGCAGGAGCAGATCAGGGACGAGATGAGCGAGTGATTCGCCCGGCCATGGTGATCAGTGCGTCGATCAGGAGGGCGACCAGCGCCACCGCTGGGCCAGCCAGCAACAGGACGAAGAACCCGCCGACCGCCACGATGATGAGCGCCGCGACGAACGAACCGCCGACCTGCCAGCTCCAGGCAAACAGCAGCACGCCGCCCAGCCATAACAGGGCCTTGGCGATGGTCTCGGCGCGGTCGAAGTTCATGGAGCAAGCTTAGCATGGCCTCTGAAATCGGCGTCAAGCTCGTCATCGGCGCGGCGGTCTCGGGCGCGTTCCAGACCGTGCTGGGCGGTGCGCGCAAGACCGTGGACGCGCTGGGCGAGACGGCGCGGCGGGTCGAGGCGCGGCATGCGCGCCTGGGCGAGGTCATGGCGCGCGCCATGACGCATCCGGCGCGGCCGCTGGCCGAGCTGCGCCAACGCTACGAGACACTGGGGCGCACGCTGGATCAAATCCGCGCCAAGAGCGACGCCTTGTCGCGCTCGCTTTCGCAGGGCGAGGCGCTCAAGGCGGCGCGCGAGCAGAAGCTATCCGCCATGCGCGAGACGGCAGGCGCGGCGCTGGCCGTGGGTGCGCCGGTCATCGGCTCGATCAAGGCCGCCGTGGGGCTGGAAGACCTGGTGCGCGACATCGCCATCACCGGTGAGATGACGCGGGCCGAAGAGGCCAAACTCTCCGCCGTGCTGCGCCAGACGGCGCTTGACTACAACCAGCGCGCCGCCGACATCGGGCAGGGGCTGCAAGCGCTCGTGGCCTCCGGCATCACGTCATCCGACGATCTGGCGCGCTTCGCGCCGGTGCTGGCGAAAGCCGCCACCGCCACGCGCGCCAGCGTGGATGATCTCTCCAACACCTTCGTCACCCTGAAAAACAACCTGGGCATCCAGGCCAGCGAGGCGGAAGGCACGCTCAACATGCTGGCCTACGCCGGCAAGCAGGGGCAGTTCGAACTGCGCGACATGGCGCGCTGGTTGCCCAACCTCGCGCCGATGATGCAATCGCTGGGCGTCACCGGCAAGGAGGCCGTCGCCGAACTCGGCGCGGCGCTGCAAATCGCGCGCAAGGGCGCGGGCACTTCGGATGAGGCGGCCAACAACCTGCGCAATTTTCTCTCCAAGGTCACCGCGCCGGATACGCTCAAGGACTTCGAAAAGGCGGGCATCGATCTCAAGGCGAGCCTCATCCGCCTGCGCGGCGAGGGCATGACGCCGATGATGGCGATGCTCGAAATCGTCCGCGACTACATGAAGCGCGTCGGCGGCGATGGCGCGCTGAAAAAATTCGACGCGGCGGCCAATGCCGGCGACATGGCCGGCATGCAGGCGCTGTCCGAATCCTACGGCCTGGGCGCGCTGTTCCAGGATATGCAGGCGATGAGCTTCGTCAAGCCGGCCATCGCCAATCTGGAGGAGTTCAAGAAACTCAAGGCCGAGACCCTGGCCGCCAGCGGCCAGGACATGCTGGGCGCGGACTTCGACAAGCGCATGGCCGGCGCGGGCGAGCAGATGAAGCGCCTGGGCATCCTGGTGAACGACATCGGCCTGTCGGTGGGCGAGGCGCTGCTGCCGCCGCTGGTGGAGATCGCGCAGGCCATCGCGCCCGTCGCGCGCGCCGTCGGCCAGTGGGTGCGCGAAAACCCGCTTCTGGTCAAGACCATCGTCGGCCTGGGGCTCGCGCTCACCGCCGGCAAGCTCGCCGTGCTTGGCCTTGGCTGGGCGGTCAACTTCCTGGCGCTGTCGCCCTTCAACGCGCTCAAGACCGCGATCCTCCACACGCAGGGGCGCTGGCTTGCGCTGCGCGCGCTCATGCAGACGGGGGCGTTCTCCGGCATGGCGGCGCGCGCTGCGGCGCTTGCCGGCGTGCTGGGTGGCGCGCTCAAGACGGCGCTCATGGCGGCGGGCCGTGCCGTTCTGTGGCTGGGGCGGGCCGTGCTGCTCAATCCGATTGGATTGGCGCTCACGGTCATCGCCGGCGCGGCGTATCTCGTCTGGCGCAACTGGGACAAGATCGGGCCGAAGCTCGCCGCCGTCTGGCAACACATCAAGGATGGCTTCGCCGCGGCCTGGGATTGGCTCAAAGGATTGCCCGGCCAGATGCTTGGCCTTGGCGGCGAGGTCGTCGCCGGGCTGATCAAGGGCATCAAAGACAAGCTCGCCTCGGCGGGCAAGGCCATCGAAGAGCTGGGCGAGAGCATCAAGAGCCGGTTCAAGGGGTGGCTCGGCATCCGCTCGCCTTCCACTGTCTTCGCCGGCTTCGGTCAGATGATCGGCCAGGGTGCGGCGCAGGGCATCGCCGGCATGGCTGGCGCGGTGGGCAAGGCGGCGGCGGGGCTCGCGCTGGCGGCCACGACCGCCTTCCAGCCGGCGCTGGCGCTTCCACAGGTTATTGCGCCTGCCAGCGCGCCAGCCGCAACGGTGGAGCCGATCCGTCTGCCGGAGGTGCCGGATGTCGTGCCCGCATTGCATGCGACAAAACCCGCCGCTGGCGCAACGGCATCTGCCGCGCGCACGGGTGCGCCAGCCGCCATGCAGATCACGTTCGCGCCGGTCATTCACGTCAATGGCGGCGGCAGCCCGGCCGCCGTGCGCGAGCAGGTGAGCCAGGCCATGCAGATGAGCTTTGCCGAGTTCGAGCGCCTGATGCGCCGCTACGAGGCCGAGCGGCGGCGCATCGCGCCCGGCGGAGGGTTGATGTCATGAGTCTATACGCCGTGCTGGGCGAGACGGAGCTGGAGGTCATCCAGTGGCTCGATGGCTTCGAGGCCAAGTTCGCCGCCGAGTGGCCCGAGCAAGGCCTGATCGGGCGCAAGAGCCTGATTCAGCACACCGGCTTCAAGCCCGATGAGGTGCGCATCGACGTGCTGCTGCACGCGCAGTGGTGCGACCCGGGCGTGGAGCTGGCGCGGCTGAAAGAGCGGCTGGACGCCGCCGAGCCGATGGCCTTCGTGCTGGGCACGGGCGAGTATCGCGGCGTCTTCGTGCTCACCGACATCGAGACCACCACGCGCCAGACCGATGGCGCCGGGGCGCTCATGGCGCTGGAGGCGCGCCTCACCCTCAAAGAGTGCGTGGGCGATCCGGCCGAGCCCAATCCGCCGGCGGTGCTCTTGCCCGGCTGGCAAGCGCCGGTGGCCGACGGCGTGGATGTGGTCGATGCGCCCATCGCGACGGTGTTCGCCGACTCGCCCGTGGGCGATCTGGCCGAGACGGTCTCGGCGGCGGTGGCAGGCGCGTCGCGCGTGGCCGATGTGGCCGGGCAGGCGGCCAGTCTCGCGAGCCTCGCGCAGGTCGCGCCGGCGTCTGCGCTGGCGCTGGCGCCGAGCGTGGCGGCGTCGATCTCCGGCGCAGCGGATGCGCTGCCAGTGGCCGCACTCTCCGGCGTGGCGCGTCTGGCCGATGCCGCCAGCGCCGCGCAGGCGGCCGTGTCGCAACTGCAAGCGGCGGCATCCGTGCTCGATGGCGCGGGGCCGGCCGACATCCTCTGGCGCGCCCAGTCCGCCGCAAGCGGTGCGCAATACGCCCTGCGCGCCATCGAGGGCGGGCGGCAGGCGCTGGCGAGCCTTGCCGCAGACATCGCCATCCGGAGCGCGGTGGCATGAAGGCGCTCATCCACATCACGCGCGACGGCGAGCGCTGGGACGCCATCGCCTGGCGCTACTACCGCGACGTGGCCGAGCTGCCGCGCCTGCTGACGGCTAATCCACATCTGGCCGCGCGCCCGACGCTGCCCTCCGGCCAGCGCGTCGTCGTGCCCATCATCGATCGACGCGAGGCCGTCGTCTCCACCGCGAGGCTGCCGCCATGGCGTCGCTGACCCACCCCGCCGTCGAGCTCCTCTACAACGGGCGCGACGTCACCGCCGATCTCTCGCCCTACCTGATGAGCGCGACCTACACCGACCGGCTCTCGGGCGAGGCCGACGACCTCGATGTCGAGCTGGCCAGCCCGTCCGTGCGCGACACCCGGTGGCTGGCCGACTGGTATCCGGACAAGGGGGTGACGCTTCAGATGCGCTACGGCTACCGCGACCGGCTGCTCGGCGACACCGGCGAGATGGAGGTGGACGAGATCGATATCGCCGCGCCGCCCTTGAGCGTGCGCATCCGCGCGCTCTCCGCCGGCATCACGCGCCAGGCGCGCACGCGGCTGGGCCGGGCGTATGAAAACCTGCGCCTGTCCCAGATCGTCGATGCGGTGGCGGCGCGGCTGGGCGCCAAGCGCGCCGGGAGAATCGATCCCGACCCGCTGCTCGACCGCGTGACGCAATACCAGGAGGGCGACTGGGCCTTCCTCCGGCGGCTGCTGGCCGAATACGGCTACACGATCAAGCTCACCGAAAACAACAAGACGCTGGCCGTGGCGCGCGCCGATCATCTGGCCGAGCAAGACGATGTGGCCGTGCTTGCGCCCGCCCTCATCACCGCCTGGCGCTACCGCGACAAAATCTCCGACGTGCCGCAAAAGGTGGAGGTCAAGCACCACGACATCCAAAGCGCGCTCGTCTATGGCAAGGATGCCGCCACCGGCGAGGTGAAGCCCGCCGACGTGCGCCGCATCCACCGCCGCGCCCGCTCGCCCGAGGACGCCGCAGCCCAGGCCGAAGGCGAGGCCGAGCGCCACGCCGTGGACAAGACGGCGCTGGAGCTTTCGCTGCCCGGCGACCCGCTGCTCGTGGCCGGCTCGATAGTGCGGCTGGAGGGCTTCGCGCGCCTCGATGGCCGCTACCTCATCGTCGAAGCGCGGCACAGCATCTCCCGCGCGGGCTACACGACCGACCTGCAAACCCGGAGGCTGCCATGATCGAGACCCACGACGAGGCCGGCGTGACCCTGCGCTACGGCTTCGTGACCGCGCTGGATGAAGTGGCGCACACCATCCGCGCCCAGATTCCAGACCTCGAGATCGAGACCTGGTGGTTGCCCGTGCTCACCATGGGTAGCCGCGGCGACCGCCACTACGGCCTGCCCGACATCGGCGAGCACGTGGCCGTGCTGCTCGACCGCCGCGGCGAAACCGGCGTGTGCCTGGGCTGCATCTACTCGCAGCGCGACCCGGCGCCCGTCACCGGCGCGCCGGATCGACACCACATCCGCTTTCGTGATGGCACCACCATCGACTACGACCGGCGCACGCACAAGCTCAGCGTCCACTGTGTCGGCGACATCGAGATCGTCTCCGCCACGCACATCATCCTGCGCGCGCCGCGCATCGACCTCAACTGACGCCATGCCCGCCGCGCACCGCCACACCGACATCTGCACTGGCCACGGCTGCTTTCCCAGCCGCGCCAATGCCGAGGGCAGCCCGGACGTCTTCGTCAACGGCCTGGGTTGGCACTGCGTCGGCGACGGCTGGGCCGCGCACTGCTGCGGCCCGGCCTGTCACGGCGGCGCGCTCGCTGCCGGCAGCCCGACCGTATTTGTCAACGGCCGCGCCGCCGGGCGCATCGGCGATCCGGTCGATTGCGGCTCGTCCGCCGCCACCGGCAGCCCTGATGTGTTTGCCGATGACCGTGCTGCCTGAAGCCGATCAGCCTTCGCGCCACGCGCGCGCGCGAGGATCATGTTTGCCATGATTGCGCCCGCTGCCGCCTCCATCCCGCGCCGCGCCCACTGGCAGATCGCCCTGGGCGGGGAGGGCTACGCGCAGGCGCTCGATGATCTGCGCCAGGCCATCGCCATCATTCTGCTCACGCGTAAAGGCTCTGACCCGCTGCGCCCCGCGTTCGGATCGGACATCTGGCGTTACATCGACCACCCCATCGACCGCGCCCGCCCACACCTGGTGCGCGAGGTGGTCGAGGCCATCCGCCGCTGGGAGCCGCGCGTCAAGGTCGAACGCGTGACCGTGACGCTGGATGAGGCGCATCACCTGAGCATCGGCGTGCACTTCACCGCCGCCGATGGTCTATCCGGCTTGGCCGAGGTGCGTCCATGACCGACCCGATCAAGCTCATCGACGACGATCCGGCGGCCATCGCAGCCGAGCTCAAAAGCGCCTACGAGACCGCCGCCGGCCGCACCGTCTACCCGGGCCAGGCCGAGCAGCTGCTGATCGACATCTGCGCCTACCGCGAATCCCTGTGCCGCGCCGCGATCAACGAGGCCGCGCGGCAGAACCTCGTGGCCTTCGCCCGCGCGCCGATGCTCGACTACCTGGGAGAACTCGTGGGCGTGTCCCGCCTGCCCGGCGAGGACGACGAGCGGCTGCGCGAACGCATCCGGCTGGCACCGGAGCATTTCAGCGTGGCCGGGCCGCGCCTGGCCTACCGCTACCACGCCATGACGGCGGATGCTTCGATCACCGATGTGGCCGTGCGCTCGCCCGAGCCTGGGCTCGTGGTGCTACACCCGCTCACCGCCTCCGGCCTGCCTTCCGCCGACATCAAGGCGCGCGTGCTCGCCGCCGTCTCCGCCGATGACGTGCGGCCGCTGTGCGACGAGGTGAGCGTGCAGGACCCGGTGGACTTCCCCTACAGCGTGGCCGCCACCGTCACCCCCTACGCCTGGGCCGATGCCGGGAGCGTGCGCGCCGCCGCCGAAGCCGCCGTGACCGCATTCTGCGCGACGAAAGCGCAGCGCCTGGGGCAGGACGTGACCCGCTCAGCGCTGATCGCCGCGTTGCACGTGCCGGGTGTCAAGCGCGTGGCGCTCGCGCACCCCGCCGCCGACATCGCCGCCGACGTGCACCACTGGACGCACGCCGTGAGTATCACCGTCAGTGCAGCGGAGCCGGAAGATGACTGACCGCAGCTGGTATCCGGACGTCATCGCCACCGACGCGCGCCTGTCGGCGCTGGCCGACCTGTCGGCGCGCCTGGAGGCGCTGCCGGTGGACAAGGTGCTCACCCATCTGGTGGACCGGGTGGATGAGCGCCTGCTGCCGACGCTCGCCTGGGGTTGGCACGTCACCGACCTCGAAGGCTGGCGGCTGGCCGACGCGACCGACAAACGCCGCCAGCTGCTCGCCCGCGCCATCGCGCTGCACCGCAAAAAGGGCACGCCGTGGGCCATCAAAGAAGCGCTCAAGCAGGTTGGATTCGAGGTCGAGATCATCGACCAGACCGCGCAGCGCGCCCTCTACGCGCCGTTCATGCCGCTCAAGGTGGACGGGGCGTGGCGGCTGGATGGCACGCGCACCATCCGCCCCATCGAGCGGCTGGCCGCCGTGCCGCAAATCCAGCACTGGGCGCAGTTCATCGCGCGCGTCAATCTGGCCGATGCGCGCGACGCTGACGGTCTTGCCCTGGCGCGCCGCCTAATCGATGAGTGGAAACCGGTCTCGCGGCATCAGATCTTTTTGCTGTGGCTGCTCCTCATCGCCGACTTTCGAGCGGCAATGGCCGCCGAGCAGCAACTCGATGTACGGCTGCCCGCCACCCGGCTGCACCCATGGTGCAACGCTTCCCTGTCCACTTATCCAGACGCCGTCTGGCGCCTGGGGCGAGACGGCGAGCCGCTGCGCCTGCCGCAGCCGTTTGGCGCGTTTCGCGTGGGCGAGCGGCGCGGCGCGGTAGCAGGCTTGCGGTTGCGCGCCTGCCGCGCACCCATCGCGCTCGTCGCCCGTATGCCCGTGCTGGCGGCCGACCTGCCGCGCGAGCGCATCGCGCCAGAGCCGCAAGCCATCGTGCTGCCGCCGGATCGTCTGATCGACCGACCGCGCCGGCTCGACGGCTCGTGGCGCCTGCATCATGCCCGCATGGGGCAGCCATTCGGATTTCGCCTGTCTCATGCCACGTTCCGCGTCCGCCAGCGCTTCGGCGCGTTCCGTCTGGGTGAGAAACGCATTCCGCCGCCGCCTGCGCGCCTGACGCTGTCCGGTCACTGGCGCCTTGGCACTGGCCTGTTGCCTGAGATCACCGTTGAGAGGATTGCCGCATGAGCGAAGCCGTACTGACCGATGCCTTCCGCGAGCGCCTGGCCGAGCAGATGGCCGGCGGGCGCACCGCCCCTGTGCCAACCCACATCGCCTTCGGCGACGGCGGACACAATCCTGACCTCACGCCAAAACCAGCGCCAGCCGCGCGCACGGCGCTGTATGCCGAACGCGACCGCGTGGCACTGGCCAGCCTGACCCGTCCTGCGCCCACCGAGGCGGAGGCCGTCGCCTATCTAGAGGGTGGCCCCATGGTGGGGCGCATGCTGTCCGAAGTCGGCCTCATTGGCGGCGACGGCACACTCATCGCCTGGCGCACCTTCGCGCCCAAGGCCGTCGAGGCCGGTGAGCGCTATGAAATCCGCATCAAGCCACGATTCTGAAAGGAGTAACCTATGACCCTGCCGCACAGCTCGATCACTCCCATTCCGAATAACGAGCCGGAGGCCGTGCCCAGTCTCTGGAACACGCGCTATGTCGAGATCGACGAAAACTTCTCCGCCCTCGATGACCGCACCAGCGCGCTTGAGTCCGAGGTTTCGTCCGCGCGAGCAGGAAACCCGAACCTCGCCGCCACCATCAACGCCATCATCACGCAGATCGGCGGCATCTCCGGCACGCTCTCTGGCATGGCCTCTCCGGTGTCGGTGCAGCGCGCCGTTGGGCTCGACTGGCTCTACCGCAACCGCCGCATCGCCTTCGAACTCTTCGCTGCCGGCTATCGTCTGGTGCCCACCGAGGGTGTGTCGGTGGTCTCCGGCGTCGCCGGAGACGAATCGCTCGATGTGGCCAGCACGGATGGCCTCAAGGTCGGCCAGGATTATCTGCTGGTCGAGGGTGAAAACGTCGCCCTGGTGCGCGTGGCGCAAATCCTCACCAGCCAACGCTTGCGTCTGACAACGACGCTGTCGCGCAACTGGACGTCTTCGGCCAAGCTGACCGGCATGTCGCTGGTGCCGCTTTCTGGCGGCGGCGTGCGCGGCCAGGTCGGCGATGCTTGGGTTTCCAGAGAGATGTTCCTCGGAGACGACAATACTGCGCGCACCGTGATCATCCGCCGCAGCCTCAATGCCGGCGCGGTGCGACTCTATTATCGCGACGCTTATACGCCAGCCTGGACGGAGCTCATCTGGAGTCTGCGCCGCCAGGGCGAGATTGCGGGCGTGCCGGAAGGCTTCTGTGACGACGAATACCTAGTGCCGATGCGCGGTAACGGCTACCTGCGCATCGAGATCGACGGCGAGCCGGTGGACTTGCTCCACATCGTCGCCACGGGCTCGCCCACGGGCGCTGGCGGAGCGGTCAATCCAGCCATGCGCCCCGATGCGCCAACCATCTCCAATCCAGCCAATGGCGCAACCGGTATTGGCGAGACGCCGACGCTGGCCATCGCCGGATTCAGTTCGCCGGCCGGCAACCCGTTCGCCTATGCGCAATTCCAGATCTCGACTGCATCGACGTTTGCGTCGGTGCTGCATGATTCCGGAGATGTGGCAGCGCAGTCCTACACGCTGCCCGCCGGCATCCTCTCGACAGGCACCACCTACTATGTGCGCGCCCGCGTCAAGGATGCAGCAGGACTCGTCTCGGACTGGTCGTCTGCATCGAGCTTTACCACCAAAACCTCATTCGCGTACGTCAACACGCCGGCGATCACCAGCCCGACCAACGGTCAAACCGACATTCCTGGGCAGCCGACCATCATCTCGTCGCCCTTTGCGGTGACGGGCGGCGCCGACACCCATCAATCCAGCCAATGGCAGATTCGCCTGGCCAGCGGCAGCTGGTCATCGCCTGTGCACGACTCGGGCGAGACGACGACCGCCAAGACAAGCTACGTCGTACCTGCCGGTGTGCTACAACCCGGGCAGACGCAATACGTGCTGCGCGTGCGCCACAAAGGCGCGACACTGGGCTGGTCGGAGTGGTCGGCTGATGTGACGATCACAACCAAGCAACAATTCGCGGCCATCGTCGGACTGGTACAAGCCGCCACCGGCGGCGGTGCAGGTACCTACGTCCGCATCGACGAAAACTTCGCGCCCAAGACCACCGACGCGGCGTTTTTCAATAACCACCCGACTTATGCAGGAATCATCCAGCAAACCATCGACGGCCAGTCGATGATCAAGATTCCGAAGTTTTATTTCAAGGCCGGCACTGTCCCAAGCGGCACCTATGCTGGTAAAGCGTATTGGATGATATCTGACCAGCCGGTAGCCGGTTTTTCGGTGCACCCCGCCTTTATCGGCGCGGGCGGCGTAGAGCTCGACCAGATTTGGGTGGGCAAATACCAGGCCAGCGCTTCCGGCGGCAAGCTGCAATCCGTACCCGGCGTGTTGCCGCGCGTAAGCATGGACTTCCCCACGGCGCGCGCCGAAGCCTACGCCCGCAATACAGGCGGCGTGTCTGGATTCCGTCTTTGGTCGTACTACGACCTTGCCGCCATCCAGATGCTCGCCACCATCGAAATGGGCGGGCTCGACATGCAAGCCCTCATCGGCCAAGGGCGCGTCAGCGCATCCAGTGCCGCCAACGTCGATGCGGCGGATGTCGCCCAGGCCACTTGGCGCGGCATCGTGGGCCTGTGGGGCAATGTGTGGCAAATGGTCGATGGCCTCAAGCGTAACGGCGGCACCTGGTGGCGTTGGCAGTACAACGCACCCGGCAACACCACCGCGTCCGATTTCGCAACCGGCTATGTAAATACGGGCCGGGCGGCGCTGACGTCCAGTGGGTACCCGGTGACCTTCGATACGACACTGCTGTCGGCGGGGGTCATCGTCCCAGCCACCGTCGATGGCGCGGTATCTAACGGATCGACCGGCGATTATTTCTATTCCAGCACAAACACGGATGACCGAATCGCATATCACGGCGGCTACTGGGGCTACGGCGGGAACGCCGGGTTGGTCTGTCTGGACGCGTACAACGCTCCGTCCTACGCGGCCTCCCTCATCGGGTGCCGCCTGGCGAAGGTGTAATGATCCATGGTTCATGATTCCATGACCGATGCCCCGCGCCGAAGCGCGGGGCAAGAGTACGAAGTTCCGCAGCCGCTGGCGCGTCTGATGGTGGCACTCGAGGATTTTGACGTCTATCTGCATCAGATCACACAGCAGTGGCCGAAGGCTGAGCGCCACGGGCTGTCTGCACGCTGCCGCGAGCAGATGACGGAGATTCATCGGCTCGTAGCTGTGGCGTGGAAGCGCAAGAGCCGCGCTGGTGCGCTGTTTGATTTGGACGTCGAGCTGCATGTGCTAAAGACGATGGTGCGCAAGGCGTGGCGGCTGAAATACATCAACGATCATCGGCTCGAGGTGTGCGCCAGACACCTCGCCGAACTCGGTCGCATGGTCGGCGCGTGGATCAAGCACGAGTCGGCCAAGGCGAAGGGAGGTGTCCTGTGAACGGCGGCAACTGGGGCAACGGCGGGAACGCCGGGTTGTTCTATCTGAACGCGAACAACGCTCCGTCCAACGCGAACTCCAACATCGGGTGCCGCCTGGCGATGGAAGACTGGGCCAGAAGCGGCGCGGCCACGGCTGCGCCGACAGTGCCTAATCCTTCGGGGGTGCCTTCCTGCCCAGAAGTGGGCGAACATCAGCCGGGCGGCGCGGCGGGCAAAATGCCCGTGGCTTCGCCCACCCTATTCGAGCGTGTCGTGGCGTGGGACAACCTCGTGGCCGCCTACCGCGAAGCGCGCAAAGGCAAGCGACAGTCGCAGGAAGTGGCCGCTTTCGATGCAGACGCATTCGCAAATCTGGTCAATATCCACGAACACCTGCTGCGCGGCACGTGGCGTCCGGGCGTTGCGCGGCGTTTTTGGGTGCGTGACCCGAAGTGGCGCGAAATCACCGCGCCGCCGTTTTCAGATCGCATCGTTCACCACGCCATCGTGCGCATTATCGAGCCGCTGTTCGAGCGCCGCTTCATCCACGACAGCTACGCCTGCCGGCGCGGCAAAGGCACGCACGCTGCCGTGCGTCGCACGCAATCGTTTCTGCGCGGCGCGGTGCGCACGTGGTCGCGGCCTTATATCGTCAAGGTCGATGTCAAGAGCTACTTCGCCAGCATCGACCACGATGTGCTGCTGCGTCAGATGTCGCGCGTCGTGCGCGATGATCGCGTTCTTGCCTTGCTGCGCACGGTGTATAGCGGCTATGGCTTTAGCGGCGTCGGTCTGCCAGTTGGTGCGCTGACCAGCCAGTTGGCCGCCAATATCTTGCTCGATGTCATCGATCACAAAGTCAAGGATGACCTTGGCGTGCGCTACTACGTACGCTACATGGACGACATGGTGGCCGTCGTTAGTGGCAAGAATGCCGCCCGTAGCTTGCTGGGGCGCATTGCGCTGGAGCTGGCCGCGCTTGGTCTGCGCGTCAACCCAAAGAGCGGGATATGGCCTGCCGCGCGCGGCGTTGATTTTTGCGGCTATCGCATCCGCCATACGCATATCCTGCCACGCAAGCGCTGTCTGCGCGCCTGGAAAAAACGGTTTGCCGCTTTGCGCCGCCGCCACGAAAGCGGCCAAGCGACGCTTGGCCAGTGCCGACAGCGCGTCATGTCGTTTCTCGCGGTCATGCGTCACGCAAACGCGTGGCGCACAAGTGAGTCCATCCTGTCGCGATTCTCTCTAGGAGGTGCCCTATGTTGACAATTGATGGTCGTCAAGCGGTCGTGCGCGGTCAGCGCTACGACCTGCCTGCTCTCCCGGTCAAAGCCAAGGTCAGCGCATGGGAGGTGCCAGAAGACTACCGTTCTAGCGGCGTGTTCATCGCGGTCACGCCACAGGGCGGCGTCGAAGAGGTGCCGGCGTGCGCATCGCCCGTGCTCATTGGCGAAATCGAGATCGATCCGGATCACGATGCCGTCCTTGACGCGGCAAAGAAAGAGATGCGTCGCCGCATCAACGCTGAGCGCGACCTTCAAGAGGTCAAGCCGTTTAGCTATCTTGGCAAACGCTTCGATGCGGATGAACGCAGCGTCACGCGCATCATGGGTGCTGTGCAGGCGGCGCAAGCGGCTCTGGCTGCGGGCGCTCCGTTTTCTGTTGATTGGGTGTGCGCCGACAATACTATCGTCACCCTCGATGCGCAGCAAGTGATCGCCCTGCCAGCGGCCCTTGCGCAGCGCGTCTACGCTGTACACATGCACGCCCGCGCACTCAAAGCAGACGTGGACGCCGCGGCGTCGCTAGACGATCTTGCCGCTATCGACATCACAACCGGCTGGCCCGAATGAAGCGCCGATTGCTGTTGATAGCCCTTTGGGCGATGTGCCAGATCGCGCACATCGTCGCCAGCGCATGGATGCTTTTGGCTGCGCTTGTCAGCCCTAACGGACGCCGCGCATGGACGCTGGCCGTTGCATACGACCAGATCGTCAACGCCGCCTTTGGTGGGAGCGAAGACGAGACAATCAGCAGCCGCGCCGGGCGCGCACGGCGCCAAGGCAAGCGCTGGGCATGCGTGCTGTGCCGACTTCTTGACGCGCTTGATCCAGGTCACTGCGAGCGCTCCATAGAGCGCATGTGACCGCATTCCATGCGACGTTTATCGTCGCCCAGAATGTGATCATGTCGCATGGAATGTGTGCACGCGTCGCATTTAATTTGTGCAAGCCCATCGGGATCGAGCCAGACGGCCTTGGGATGCTGGGCCAGCACCTCACCCAGCCCCAGCACCGGCCGACCGGCGGCCAG